GTGCTGGTACACCGTAATCAGCGTCTTGTTGATAAGAAGCTGAATCGCCTCCGGCTGAAGGCGCGGCACATCATGGTCCGAAGCCAGCTTCGTCGGGCGCTGCACCACGCGAAGCTCCACCTCGTATCGAGCATCCGGCGCCGGCCACAACCGAACCCCGGCGTAGCCGTGAATGTCGCGGAGCGGACGCCGATAGTCCGGGATGATGGTGCCGTTGTCGATGAAGACACCTTCGTTGAACTCGTCCACCCGCATCTCGGCCAGCAGGAAGAAGTCGTCCTTGATGTCCATCCGGCGAAGCCCGGTGATTGCGGCACCCACCGTCTTCTGGCCAAAGCCGCTGTAGTTCGTAAAGTCGGCCGTCAGCCGCCGACGATAGATGCGGATGTGCCAGCCGGAGTGCGACGCATTGATGCGACGGAAGGCAGCATTGTTGCTGGTTCCCGTCAGCATCGTACCGAGCATGTATTCGATGTTCGGCATCGCCAGGAGGATGGCAGGAATGGGCGTGTTCGGCTCAGGCGGGGGCTCCACCTCGGCAGCAACCACCGGAGACGGCGCCGACTCGAACAGCGGCTCCCGCACCCTATTCTTTGCCCACTCGGTATACACCGTCTGCGTCTCGGCAGAGCTTTCCTCGTAGGCGGCGCCATCGGTGGCCCAGAGCGGAACGCCAGGGCTTGTCTGCGAGTAGTCGCGCTTGCCCCAGGCCAGCGTCACGCAATACTCGAAAGAGCCCACCGGCTCCGGGCCGACCCACTCAAACGTTTCTAGCTCGTCGTACAGCGCGTTGACGATGTTCTGCGGCGCCGTGTTGAGCGACGGGATCTGCATGTGGCTACGCCGGAACATGTATTGCGGGAGGCCCGCACCCATCGTTCCCGAATCGTCCACCATGCCGCGGCGTTCGGCGTCTGCCTGGTCCACGATCTTGATGTCATCGTAAATCGTGTCTGGCGACCGCACCTTCGCGCCACGGACCTCGATCACATCATCCGGCAGGTAGTAGTCCCGCGTGTAGACGCGCCACTTGAACGGGCCCGTTCCAAGCTCCGGCCACGGCCAGGGCTTCTGCACGGAGAACAGAACATACGTGTCGCCGTCCAGCACTTGCTCCCAGACGGACTGAATCACGTTCTGGTGGATGGTGCCGTCCGCGTCGGTAATGTCGATCATCCGGCCATCCCAGGACCGATCGACCTTCCACGGCGTTGCCGACGCATCCCCCACAATGCGCGTCGTGCGAAACACCCACGGATTCTCGACGGGGAGGACGTGGGAAGGATCGTTGGAGATCAACTCTATGGTGTCGCCGTCATCAAACGGTACGGCGTCTTCCTGCGTAAACAGCTTGTGCTGGCTCTCGAACACAAGGAACGGAGCTTCCAGCGAAAGCTGTTGGTACGCACGGTTGATGAAGCCGTTGACTCGATCAACGGCTTCCTGGGATTCGTCGGGGGCCCAATCCGTCTCATCGAAGATCGCTTCGCGGATCTCCTTTCGATTCATCGTGGACCTCCCGACTCACCCTAACACATCAGCCGATGCAGCGAACGTAAGCCCGGCCAACAACACCAGCAGCAGCAGCCTCGCGGGCGACGCCAAACTCGCGAACGATGTCGGCAGCCACCCCCGTACTGTCCTCGGCGGTACCGGTGACGCCACCAGCGCCATCGGTGACGAGCGCAACATTCGCCGAGAAGCCGGCGGCGCTAGCGAGCACTTCGCAGTCGCCCTCACGGACGACCCAGCCGAACGAGCCAGCCGGAATCGCGGTCTGAGCCACGCCGACGACTCGAATGGCGAGCGCGCTGAGCGGGCTCTTTTCGCACTCACCGCGAACGGCGCCGCCAGAGATAGCCTCCTGGGTCACGACCTGGCCCTTGACGAAGGCCGAGGCCGAACCGTTCTTGATGTAGACCCACTTGCGGCCACCATCGTAGGCGTACAGCTCCGGGGCCGAAACCTCCCACTTGAACCGCTCAGACGGGCCCTCGAAAGCCTCGTCCATCAGCGAGTAGAGCTGGTCGGTGCCAACGTCGGTAAACGTGTCAATGCGAACCTGAACGAGTCCCATGATGACCTCCTTTCAGCGATTGCCGCCGGTAACGCAGCCCTGCGCCCGGAGGTTCGTGCAGTAGATGTTCCAGTAGTTGACCATGTGCGCGATCACGGAGTCACCGAACGGGTTCGGCATCAGCTCCTCGAACTCGAACATCCGCTTGCCCTTCCCGATGGTGAACAGCTCCCAGTACTTCGTGTTCAGCATGTAGATCACGCCGTCCTGCGCGTCCGCGTTGGTGAACGCGGTCGTGTCGGTGATGTCGATCGCGTCGTCGCTGAACCAGTCGGCCGAGCCGAACTTGATCGCGTCGCGGATCCCATCAGGAACGCGCTCACCCTTCAGGTCGACCATCGCCAGACGAACCTGGGCGTCCAGGCTGTTGACGTACTGCTGCCGCGACCCGGGGTCCGACAGGATGAGGTTGATCGAGGAGTCGGCCTTCGCGCCCTGGCGGTTCGCCTTGTCGCGCACCGTCTCCAGCGTCGGGCGGCCGTCAGTCGCAAAGTCGGTGATGACCCCGTACTGGTGGTACCAGCCCTTCACGCCGCTGGTCGCGCCCTGCATCGCCAGGCCGTGAACGGTCGCGGTCTGCGAGGCCGGAGCCGCGAACTGGAAGATGCCGGTGCGGCCGGTCGAGCCGTCCTGCGGGAAGTACTGCTGCGACCCGTTGAGGGTGGTCAGGCCCTTCGACCCGTTCGGCGCATCGTTGGTGCCCGCGGAGAAGGCGCCACGAACGATCTGGGCGTTCGTGCCCTCCATCAGGTCACCCACCGCCTGCTCCGGCAGCGCCTCGATGAGGTTGGCGAAGTCGTACTCCGTCTCCAGCTCATCGATCATCTTCTTCGGAATCGCGTAGTGGTACACGAACCGGTGCGGGTACTCGGTACCCTTCTGAAGCATGTTGTTGATGGTCGAGGAGAAGACCTCGCCGCCAGAGTAGACGGAATCAACGGCGCCGGGGCCACCGGTCATCACGTTGAACTCCACCCAGGGACCCTTGGCCTTGCGCTTGTCAAAGCCGCCAGAGTCCTTGATGTACTTGGTCAGCGGGTGCCAGTTCGTGAAGTTGTCGATGAAGCCCGGAACCAGGTCCGGGAGCGTGCTCTTCAGCACGTCCAACTTGTAAGACATTCTTACCTCAGCGCGGCTTGCGGTTCATGTGGCTGCGAACAACGGCGAGGATTCGGTCGCTGTTCAACGGGCCACTAGTGCTGGGCTTCTCCGAGGTCCGAGCCTTCGGAGCCGGAGAAGTGGAACCTGCCACAAAGGGCGCTGTTCCGGCATCGGAACGCTGAAGACCAGCCTCAGCCTTCGCAACACGAATCGCAATACTCGAGTCCTTGGTCTTCTCGAAGACCGCCTTCGCCGCATCACGAATCGACTTCGGCAGCTTCACCAACTCGGGAAGCAGCTTGTAATCAAAGCCAGCGTCGAGCATTTCAAGCGCCGTCTTCTCATACTCGGGCGTAAACAGCCACTTGTTTGCGGACTCGAAGGCATCCGCCTCCGCCTTCATCCGCTGCTCTTCCGCCTTCACCACGTACTCGATGACGGCCTCGACCTCGCGCCGAGCCTCATCGTACTTTCCGCGGTACGCCTCAAGCTCCTTCGTGGTCGTGTCATACTTGCCCGTCAGTTCGGAAATGCGAGGGTCTTCGTCGCCATCGAGCATGGCGTCGTAGAGCATCTGAAGACGCTCCTGCTCCTGCTTCTGGGCCTGCGTGCGGGACTGGTGCCAGTTCCCGAATCGCTCAGCAAGCGGACGAACCTCATCCGGGAAGTCGTCATAGGACGAACCATCCCAATCGTCCCACGAGAACGAGTCGGGGCTCCACGGGTCCGCCGCCGCCGCAGACGATTCCGGGGCAGAGGCCCCAGACGACGAGGACGACGATTCCTTCGGCGCTGACTCGGTAGAGGCAGCGGGCGCAGCGGCAGGAGCCGCCGCGGCAGGGGCAGCCGCGGGGCCAGAAGAAGCAGGGCTAGGAGCGGCAGTCTGATCGGCCATGATTGGTGTCTACCACAAGCGCATTGTTTGTGCAACTAACTACCGAGTTCCTTCTTTCGCTCTGATTCCTTTCGCCGCTCGCGCCGCATGTGGTCGATATCCGAGTATCCACCACGCTTTGCCATCTTGTTGGCGTCGTCATTCACGCGGTCCTTGTACCGCTTGAAGTCAGAATCCTTCGGGTCCACAATCTTCACGTTCGGATTGTCCCGAAGGTACTTCCGGTACTCTGTATTCGTCTCAAACGCGCGGTTGGCCCCGCCAACAGTAATGGGCTTCGACGGCGCGGCGCCAATCAGCATCATGTTCGTAGGCGTGAAGGTCGGCGTGGCGCCTTCCCCGCAGAACGGGCACGCCTGGTTGTCCCGCTCGCTGTGCTTGCACAACAACTCGAACATCGGCTCCTGACAATGGCGGCACTCAAAGTAATAGACGGGCATCACCCCACCTTCGGCTGGTCAGCGGTTGGTTGCGGAGGAATGTTTTGCGACTCGTCTACGATGCCGGCGGGGGCCCCTCCAGCCCCCACGTTGTCCACCGTAGGCTGGTTCATGCCGCCACCGAACGCTGCGACGGGCTGCTGCGGCATCGCCATGCTCGGCTGCTGAATCTGCACAAGGTCTTCCATTCCCAGCAGGTCTAGCAGCTTCGTCACGAGCTTCGCCTGGTCCACGTTCGGGTTGTTTGCCAGGAACGGGAAGAACTGCTGGATCGAGCGAAGCTGAACGATTCGGTTGTTCTCTGCCGGATCGAACGGAACCACCTCGAACGTAAACCACCATTCCTGCTCCACTTGGCTCATCGTGGAGGCTTCCGAGAATCCAAGCCGGTCGTAGTCCAGGACCTCGGACACCGAACCCGTGGCGTCGAAGACGGGAATCTCCGCCAGCGGGTCGATGAACTGGCGATACAGGTTGATGTACCTATGGGCAATCTCGACCACCCACTTCCCCATTTCCTTGACACGGCGACCATTCCGCGTCTGGAGGGACTGGTTGATCAAGCTCAACTCCGTTGCCAGGTCGCTACCGCTTGCCAGACCACGCTGGTAGTCCGACATGCCAAGCGTGAACGCAATCCCTTCCCTGGCCACGTTTCGCATCGTGGAAAACGACGGAATCAGCCCCGGCGTCGGCACCGAAGCAAACAGCTCTGCCGGGTTGCGCGTGTTGGTCGAAACCTTCGCCTCGACAATCCCGCCAGGGCGGTTGATGGCCTGAAGCGCGTCCATGAAGTCCTCGGGCGAATCCACCTTGGACGTGTCCACGATGATCGCCGGAATCGACTTGAGCGCGTGCTGAAGCTCCAGGGAGTTGATCTCGTTGAGCTGTTCCTGGTGCGAGGCAATCAGCTTCACGTCGCTGATTCCGCCCGAATCGCGTGTCGAGATGTTGAACACCTTGAGCACGAACGGATTGCGGACGTAGGTGAACGGAAGCGGACCCTCCAGCAGTGGCACATCCTTCCCTTCGAGGAAGTGGAAGTACTTGCCAGCCACAAAGTCCCAGAACTCGTAAATGACCGCCCAGCGGAAGTTTTCGGAGATCTTGCGACCCTCCTCCTCCACGAACCACTCCGGCCGGTTCCCGAAGTTCGCAGACTCCGCCACTTCCTTGTTGTACCGCGGTCCGTTCTTCCGGCCCCGCTTCATCCGAGCCTTGAACTCGTCCTCGGTCACCAGCGTCACTTCGCAGGCATACCTGGACTTCTCGAACGGCACCGTGCGATCCCAGAAGAACCGGCGGGGGTCGATGTTGCTAGCCTCTGGCCGGGCCAGAGATGCGTTCCAGACAACCTTGGTCACCGCTCGCCCGCACAGCCCCGCATAGGTCGCAAACTCACGGGCCTTCCCTCCGCAATCGTCAATGCGGAGAATCGAGTTTGCCAGCCGTTCTCGAGCCTTCGCATACTGCCGATTGCGGTCATGCGCCGCAGAGACCGTGACCTGCGGGTTCGCAGGACACACGTTGGCCGTCATCGTGTCGATGAACGCAAACGTGTAGTTCGTCTCGACGTTGACTGCTTCATCCAGGTCCTCGCCCTCGCGCTTGGAGAGAACGATGGACGAAGCACCACCACGCGCAGGACGATCGAACGCCTCCGAATGATACCACCTCGTCCACTCGTCCCACTCATCCCGCTCGACGGATTCCTGCGTGATGTGGGTCTGGATGATGTCGTAGCACTGCTTGGCGTTCACCGATCACCCCAGGTATTCGCGCAGAGCCATCTTGAAACCAGGAGAGGAGCAAGCCTGCTTCACCTTGTCCAGCAGCTTCTCCTCGGAAGCGGTGAGCTTCGGGGCCTCCATGCCCTCCCCGTTCTCCTCGCCCCCCATCTCCTTCTCTTCGGTCTGCTCCTTCTGCTCGCCGTACTCGTCGGACTCCTCAGACTCCATCCCGGAATCCATCCCGGACTTCATCCCGTCCATCTTCTTGCGGAACATGATCGCAACGTCACCGAACTTCATGGCATCCCCCTGGCATCAAGCCTTGCTATCAGCGGCTTCCATCTGGCGCTTGACCTTTTCCGCCCATTGACGGCCAGGGTCTCCACCCCACAGGAGCCACGCGACGTATCCCTTCGCGTTCCAAGGCTCCCCCTTCTTGTCGGCGGGAATGTCCTTGTTCTTTTCATGGCGCGCAAAGAACGCAACCATTTGGCCGATGACTTCGGGGCTGACCGCATCCCGATTCTTCAGGTTCACGGCTCGCTGCACGCCAGAACCGATGCCTTGCTTCGACGCCTCTTCGGCCGTGAGACCACCACGATTCGACGGGCTGGCCTTCTTCCGCAACTCCAACCCTCGCGCAGCCGCGGCAGCCACAGACTCCGGCGGCCGGAAATCAATGTGACCGTACTTGCCAGCCTTTCGCTTTGGCTTCAGCTCGGCCATCTTCTTACGGACGACCGAGAGCACGGAGTTGCGAGGCATGGGCTACTTCATCTCGGAAGCAAGAGGCTTTTCCCTGACAAACAAAGCCATAATCTTTTCTTCCAGCTTCTTCCGGTCATTCGTCGGAGCTTCAGCCTCAACGTCAGCTTCCGCTCCCATGCCGGGAGCGGCAGTGGTAAGCATTTCCGGCTGCGCTACGCCTTCGCCCATCAAGGGCTCTGCCGGAACGGCGGCCTTGTTCGCAGACTCTTTTGGATTGGCCGTCATACCGTTAGAACGCTGTTCCTCAGCCTGAGCGACAATCTCACGATCCCGCTCCTGCACCACCGCTTCTTTTGCGGGAGCCATCTGCCTTGCCTGAAAACGCTGGTATGCGTTCTTCAGCGTACCAGACGCAATCTGGTTGACAATGGACTCATACGCCGTCATGTTCTTGCTTTGAGGCGTAATCTTTGCAGGGTCGAGAACAACAACCTTTCCAGAGTTGATGTCAGTCACCTTGATGACCGGAGCATCCGCCTCGTCCATCACTTTCATCACTTCGTAGGTGTACGGGTCGCCACCGGCGAAGCGGGCGGAACTCATGTACTTGCCAGGACTGATCGTAGCCATGTGTCACCTACGCTTCTTACGGAAGGACGTATACCGGATGCGCTTATCCTGCCCCGTTTCGCTCATCTTTGCAACTTTCTGCCGATAGGCGTTCCACACGTCGAAAGTCGCGTTGTGCAGGGGGATAACGTTCTTCGGAATCTCGGGCTCCCCGACGCGAATCCTTCGCGGGACGCTGCGAGCCGCCTTGCAGGCAATCATCAACGCAGAGACCTTATCCCAATGGTGCCGGTCCCGGCGTCCAGGGGCACGATTCCGGCCCGCAGCCTCGCGCCGAATCTCGGAACGCGGGTCCGCCTCCAGCGCCTTGTCGTTGCGATACCCCGTGAGCTGCGCAACCAAGTCGCGGTCGGGAATCACCAGCAGGTCCATCAACGCATCAATCAAGTTTTCGAGCAACTGGTCGTGCGCGTGAGACACAATGCCAGGCTTGTCGTCCGCCCCGTAGAACATCCGCG